GTATTCCGGTTGGCGATCACGTTGGTATTGGGTAGCAGCAGCTTCGGCTGCAAGTTCTGCGGCTGCAGCATCGACAACAGCTTGGTCTAGTTCGATCTGGTTGCCGTCGGCGTCGAAGGCTCCATACTTAGAAGAAACTCTCGATGCTGCTGGATATGCACGAATAATTGCGTCAATACTGTAAGTCATCCTGCAACCTCCATGAGCACGATGTGACTAGTTCCAGCGTGGTGAGTATTAGAATCAGGCCAGTTTCCGTCTCGATTAATGTAGATATAACCCGCCGATTGCTCAAAACTTGCTTGAAGTTTGTAGGTCAGTGTGTTGCCTAAGGTGTAGGTCGGTGTATCAATAAATGTTTGAGAAACAGCTTGTGAATAATAAACATCGACAATTTTAATAGAACCATGCGAGCCACGAGTTCGGTTGCCGGCGGCGTCTGCAATCACGGTTATATTATTATCTCTTAAAATCCTAAAAGTTCCGCGCTGACCTTGCGTTTGTGTGCTAACTGAGGTGTACCAAGCAATGTGGATGCTACTACCAGCCGCTACAGGTGTAATGGTGCGAGAAAAAATGTCGTGCCATTGACCTTGAGCAGTTACATTGTAAGCAGTGGTATCAGTTTTTTCCGTTTGAACAATCTGCAAAATCTTCCCACCAGTACCAGACGGCAACGTGACCGTCTTACCAGTCAGATCCAGCGAAGACTCAATATCAGCTGCTGTAACACTTCCATCAGGCAAGCCGCCTGCACTAATTCCGGTAATCGTTCCGGTTCCGTTAATAGTAATAGGCATAATTAAACAATGCTCCAGTTAGATCCAGACGGCAAGGTCACAGTGACGCCGCTGTTAATAGTGATAGGACCGGCACTGATTACGTTTTTGCCAGTACCAATGGTGTAATCCGCAGTGATCGTGTTGTCGTGTTCCAACGCCCAAGCGTCAGTACCACCACCAGTTGCACCACCGCCAATAGCACCCCAGGCGGTTCCGTTGTAACCTTCAAAAGACGTGCTATCACTGTTAAAGCGTAGGTAACCAGCAACACCAGTAGGACGTTGCAGTTCAGTACCAGCTGGTAGTACCGCAGCACCAGTAGTAGAAGTACGGGGTACCTTCTCAGTGTCAAGCTCAGCAATCGCTGCTTGAACGTTGGTAGCAGCTATGTCACCAGTAGCGGTAGACGTGATGTTTGCTGCATCACCAGGGACGTAGGCGGTTACCCAGGCAGAGCCGGTGTAGACACGCATTACATTGGACGTGGTGTTGTAGTAAAGGTCACCACCATTCAGAGGATCACCGTCGTTATCGGTGGTTGGATCGCTTGCCTTAGCACCCAGATAGGTGTCGTCGAAGTTATCGAAGGCAGCCAGAGCAGATGCAGCGGAGGTAGCAGCAGCCGTTGCACTGTTACCAGCATTAGTTGCACTAGTAGCCGCGTTAGTGGCACTGGTAGCAGCATTGGTTGCGCTAGTAGCTGCAGCAGTCGCAGAAGACGCAGCAGCAGTAGCAGAGCTAGCAGCAGCGGTTGCTTGCGTAGTAGCCGTAGTTGCTTGCGTCGTTGCAGTCGTTGCCTGAGTGGTAGCAGTCGTTGCACTAGTGGCAGCTGAAGTAGCTGAACCAGCAGCAGCAGAAGCACTAGCAGCAGCTGCAGCGGCATAGCCACCAGCAGTACCAATAGTGCTGTCTACATAGCCTTTGGTCGAACCATCTGCAGTGCCAGTCGGTGTACCAAGATTAACAATCTTATTGGTACCCATGTCCAGCTCACCAGACATAGTACCGCCAGTCCGATCAAGACGGCGGTTTACCGTTTCCTGGGTAGCGTACAGGAGCTGACTAGCGTTGTCGTTAAGATCCTGAGACCGGATAGAAGATCCTGCAAAGAACGTAGCCTTTGGAGCATCAGTATCGGTCTCTCGAAAAATACGGATAGCCACCCCAGTACCAGGAGCAGTGTTGAATGAAATCTGTGTAGCGTTGGCGAATGAGTATGCAGTTGTAGATTGAACCACAGCGTCAAGGCTTACCTTAACGTCGGCTTCCTGAAGATATGGAAATGTAAAAGAGAACAACGTAGTGCTGTTGTCCCCTGTGTAAGTATTCTGGGTTGTAGCCATTACGCAGATTAGTTAGGAGTAATGGGTGGATTAGTTGTTAGTCATTGTCACAGCGTTGTAACCTTCTTTGGGATCAGCAACCCCTTGACGTTGACGCCGTTGACGATCAGCTTCAGCTGCTTCACGCAGCCTAATTTCCGTTAGCATACTAGGATCAAGACTTGCCAGAGCAAGTTTTTTAGCTTTCCGTGCAGCAGCATTTAGATCCCGGTGTACATCATACCACAACGATGCATCGACTTGCATACCGTTTGCACGTTGTTCTCTCATAGATTGTAGGTATGTTTGTGATGGAACTCGGTTCATAATGTCAGTTACATCATCAAAGAAGAACCTGTCTTTACCGAATTGCTCATACAAAGCTGCTTGTTCATCGTTGGTATACTCAACCCCATTTTCACCCTTTTCAAAAATAGGACGGGAATCCCAACCAACATCCATAATGTATTGACGTTGTGGAGAAATCTCACCATCATAAATCTTCATCGGGAAGTTAGCATTCCAGAACCGGACAAACGGGTTTTCAGGATAACCAACTTTTTGACCTTCCAGCCAGTCATGCATATGCGGCATTTCCTTACCACCAGGCAAAAATTTGTTACGATTTAAGAAATAGCTTTGGAAATTATTTTCCATAATCCTTAAACCAGGATACATAGTATCACCGATCTGCTGACGAATCTTAGAAAGAGGTGCCAAGTTACTGGTGTAGTTAGCAGCCCAACGTGCCATAGCAACACCGTTACCTTCCAGGGTATCCATCAATGGTTCAACGGATGCGTACATTGATTGGTTGGTAAAACCAGAGGCAAAGACAAACATCATCTTGCCAAAGAAGTTTTCACCGCTAACAGGGTCGATGTCATCAAAGAAGTTATCCATGTAGGTAGCGATCAATTTCAGCCATTGACCGTGAGGACCAAGCCAGCTGATATCAACCCAATCACCATCGTTGGTTTGGACAGTACCAGCCTTCCAACCCATTTGATTTCTGGTACGTTGACGCGCAGCATCTGAATTACCATCACCACGCAGACGACCGTTCATCCACAAATCAACAGCTTTGTAAATAGCTACAGTACCAAGAGCAACCCTGCCTCTCATTTCAGCACGTAGTTTGTCAAACTCTACCTTAGTAGGAGGCAGACCACGTGGAGTCATGATTGCAGCAATTTCCTCTTGACTGAACTTCTCATAACCACCGCCCATAACAAGTTTGCGGTAGTCATTCATGAACAGAGTAATAGGACTACGTTCACCAAAGCCGGTCATTGCACTAGCAAGAGAACGGGGGAAGAGAAGATGAGTCTTCAACCAAGGGTTCTTGTTCAGCAAATTGTTGAACGCACGGACATTATCACTGTCCAAGTTAAGTGCAATCTCTGCAGTCTGATAAGCTACTTTTTCGTCTACAAGTTTACCGTTAGCATCCCAAGTACGATTGTAAACATCGTCTTGGATTTGTTTCATGGCAGCTGCATCAATTTTCTTACCGGAAGCGGTCCAGGCATCATAAGCAGCTGCACGTGCTTCAGCGTTAGCAAGAGCAGAGCTAGCAAGTCCGTCTAGTCCAATCATAGAGTTAGGACCAGCACGTAGGATGGGGTTATAAGACAAACCATGAAGAGCTTCAGCAATGTGGTACATAGCTAGAGCACCTTCATCACCACCAACTGCAGCTGCATCTGCAAAACTTTTGAGAAGACTTAACTCAGAATCGGATTTAGTAATAAAATCTTGACGAGTAGTTGCGTCCATGGGGGAGGTGTTCTTAGAAGCTTTCCAGAACATCTTGCCGCCATGTTTCAACGCTTTAGTGTATGACTCAAATACAGCAGAGTACATATACCACCCACGTCGGATAGTAGCCAAGTCCCCACCAAGAGCAGCACCAACAAAAGTTGCAATCGGTTTTTCTGCTAACAATACTCCGTTACCTACACCAGCTGCAACAGGTGCATAAGTGCTGGTAAGCATAGCGTTGTAGATGTTACCTCGCAGACCTTGTACAATTTCGTTAGAGATACCTGGCTTTTCATCCCACACATACTTATTAATAGCACCAAGTTTTTCCCACACAAACGTGTTCAGCTTGTGCATAGTGTCGATGCTACCGTCAGTAACTTCATACGCTTCCATCAGCACCTTGAACATTTCAGGACGCTTCTCTGCAACCTCTTGAAGAGTGTTACGGAAGTTAGTAGCGTAGTCAGCAGATTCTTGAGCCGCTTCTTTTGCGCTAAGGTTAGCAGCTTTTGCAGCTTCTAGAATAGATTCAGGACTATCACGACGACGCACAATTTCACCAAGAGCACGGGTCGTTTGATTCCGCATCTTCTTAGCAAACATCGTTTCTGAGATGATGTATTGCATACGGTCAAGGATACGATCCTTTGCCCGTGCTACTGCATCAAACTCATCAATCATACGTGCACCTTCAGCAATGTCAGAAACCTGACCAGCAAGAGAAGAAACGAAATATGCTTGTGCTTTGACAGCATCCATGTTGACGAAATCGTCAGTGTACTTCTTCAGTGCTTTTTTAGCTGCGTCAACACCTACATCTCCCAGGGCACCAATCTGGTTACCCATACGGTTGTAGATGTCGTTGTAATCCTTAAACAGTTCTTTGATAGAACCGGGTTCCATTCGGGGATCAATAAGGGCTTCAGCCAAACGGCTGCCTTCATCACTGATCCGTGCCATGTTGTACTTAGTACCGTCAGGCAGTTTAACGCTGTAGTTACCAGCGGACTGTAGTTCATCCTTGAGAGCGTTGACAATGGAGCGATTAGCCAGGTTGTCACCTTGCAGACCAACTTCCATAGCAGGCTCCGAGACCATGTTACGGAGACGACCGTGGATAGTACCTTGGTTGTCTGCAATCCGTACAGCGTCCACAGAAGCGCCTACAATGCCCATGTCATCCACAGGGAGTGTGGCTACCTGAACATCATCAAAGGCATCGTGTACACCCGGCATGGGTACCTCAGGATTAGGATTCTTAGATAGGTTCAGTTGACCCATCTCATCCAATGCTTCCTCATACTTTTGAGCGTGTGCAGCCATGTTTTCGGCTACATCCGTCGGATCAGTAGGCTCTACCTTAGGAGCAAACTTTTTCGCTGCCGATTCGTTTTCAAAAACAAAGGAGGTAACGTTATTAAGATTCTTAAGGGCACGACCAAGTTTGACGCTAGATTCTAAGACACTGCCTAAGAAGCCAAAACGGACACCTTCCATAATGTTCTTTGCACGGAACATATCAGGACTTTCACCATCAATGGTTGCCCAGTCAGACGGGATAAATGCCCAGGTCTTAGGCCAATTCTTTTTCAACCAACCAGAAAAGTTGTCATCATACTCGTTAAGTTTGTTAGTATAGTCAACATAGGCACCAACACCAGTGTCAATACCCATCTCAGAGAAATACTTCATCAACCGCTTTTCACCAAGCGGATGCTTCACCTTTGCTTGCAGCGCAGCACCGCCTTTCATAGCAGTACGTCGCATCCCAATAAAGGGGATAAGCAAAGATGACAACTCACGAGTTGCTTGAACAGCTTCGTTGGTAAACTTAGACTGCTTCCGCATGTTAACGAAGGGAAGCTTATTAAGTTCGTCTACAACGTAGTCATTGAGACCAGCTGAAGGAGCAGCTAGTGCATCCATTACACTGCCTAACACACCACGTTCTTCACCAGGCAATCCACCTCTAAATGGTTTTAGCCATTCAGGTGTTTTGTAAGCTGTATCTGTTTCTGGTTTTTCAGGAACCGTCGTAGCAGTCGGCAGATCTTTATTTGGTTGAATTTGGTTTTGAAGTTTTTCTACAACTTCTGGTTCTTCTTGTTCCAGTTCTGCTACATCTGGAATTTTGTATTCATTTTCCATAGTTTAGAGTCCTGAAACAAATTTACGCCAAGCGTTTTTAGGAGGTCCAGAGTAGACATCACCCTTGGATCTTTCTTCGGGGTAGTGGAAAGTATTACCACGTACATTAAACATTACATCTGTACGTCCTGCAAATTGATACTGAGACCTACCTTTAAAATCAGTCCTACCTTGCAGTTTAATCAAAGCTTCAACAATCTTAGCACGACCTTCTGGTGACCTGAATTTTGCTTCAATGTCAGGTCTAAATCTAGCAGTGCCTTTTTGAAGATGTTCGTACTGAGTAGGGTTAGTTACAATACCTTCAAAGGATCCACGTCCTTCTGCATACCTATTGATAATAGAAGCAGCGACACCGTAGATGTCGTCACCAGGACCGGCTTCACCACTTGCTCCAAATGCTAACCACCTAAAAGCATCATTAGGAATGTTAACCAGTTGAGCTTTAGTAGTACCAGCAAGGGGAGTGATGTTAGGAAGAGTGTAGCCAGGCTGCTTGTTAAGAGGATGTGGGATGCTACCAGTCACAGCTCTGACAGGAAGGGGCATACCATCCCGAACCGGAGTTGAACTTGTTAGCATTTTAGAACGTGCTGGAAAATACTGCCCACTTAGAATTCTATCTACATCTTTTTGACCAGCAGAGGGTAAAGATTGATATTGAGCTGCGATCTGTTCAAAATTAGAACTCTTATAAAGATCAGGATCTACAGAACGCAAAAGTGTACCGTAAAGGTGCATACCATTTTTTAAAACATTTTTACCTGCTGATTCATTGATATGATCAACAGCAAGAGCATATTCAGTCGGCAAAGGTTGACCGGCTAGTAGTTTAGGTAGGACGCTCAGGATGTCACTGTTAGACGCAAAGCTGGACGGGTTGTTGTGCAACTCACGATAAACATCACCACCGCTGCGAGCAACATCGCTAAGATGTGCTAGCCGGGTGTACAGCCTATCAGTTGCAGTACGTTGAGCCTCTGGACGTGCTTCCCACCTAAAGGGACGTTTCTTATCGTCGAGTTCAAAGAGGTGACCTGACTTTGGTCTGAAAGCTTTTGAAAGCTCCTCTTGAGCCATAGTGCTGTATTTAGTTTGAACACCAGCAATGTCTTCCTCGGTTTGAGCGTTCTTCAAATCGAATGCGATTAGATCTGCTTTACTACGCATCCACCAACCCAGCATCTGCTTACCTACGCCAAGGATGTCACCGTTCAAGGTTTTAGCGGAGGATAGTTCTGTTGCAATTATACCAGAAGCAACCTGCTCAATAGCTTTGTGTGTAGGCGTATCCTTTTGCGCCGTCATTTGCTTAGCAAACTGGTAAGTCCAGTGAGAGCGACCAGCTTCTGTTTGATACAGCGGGTGTTCGATTGTAAGTTCGCCGCTAGTATAAGCTTCGATAGCACTTGCAATCTGTTGATTATTCTTCTCTGCACCTTGAGTAAACTGAAGACTCAAGCTTTGAACATTTCCGACCTTCATTTCCTGTACAGTTAAGCCGTGTTTCAGACCTTCAGGAATGATTGTCCTCATAAAACTAGATACATCCTCAGTACTATATTTACCAGGATTGTTTGCAAGATCCATACTAAATGTCTGGATTTTTTGCATCACGCCAGCTTGTCCAGCTGCCCTTCTGTTACGGAAACCGGTAGCAACTGCTTGGTCAAGTTCGTTACTCAGTTCATTATAAAAATCCGGATATTCTTCACGTAGCAGTTTGCCGTTAGGCATGACTGCATCTCCTAAACGATCTATATCAAAAGGCATTCCAGCTTCAGCAGCTTCAACAAGACTGTCTTGCAACTGCTTTCTCATAGCTGCTGCACCAATACCCATGTTTTCACCGGAACGAGGTGTAGTAGCCGAGCCTTTGTCAATAGTATTGAAAAAAGTTTGACCTAGAACTTTGGGATCAACTTTAGGATCATTAGCAACTATGTTGAATTTTCTAAGCAAATCCCTACGTTGAGATTCGCCTCTGCGAGAACGAATTTCTTTATGGAACCGTTGCTTTACTACATTAGTGTTTTGGCGGAGAAGCGGAAAAGCATATTTACCCAAGATATCCATAGGAATAGATGCTTTACCTGAAACTTCATCTACACCCATCGCTTCGTCTATAAGACGATTGACGATCATATCGCTAACAGTTTCCGGTACATTAGGATCGTTAATTTTAAACGTGCCTAGACCTTCAAAGGTCATAGTACCAGTGTTAGTTTTACGCTGTTCAGCCGCCCACTCAGGAGCTACCGTGGCAAACAGTTTTGCCTTTTCAATATCTCGATATACAGCGGTTCGACCAGTTGCCGCTTGCATCCAGCCTGCTGTTTCTGCTTGTTTGTTGTTTTGCAGATCTTTGATATGTGGAGCTGCTTGAGTATCTGTTATAGTTTCTTGTACTAGCTCTTCCTGACGCCTTGTGTTAAAATCTTTTTTCAGATCTTCATCTTTCAAACGCCACAGGTTTGCAGCAACAGTTTTCTTAGCTAGAGTATCCTGTATATCTACAGTAAGAGCCGTGACTCCTTGTGCAAAATTAGGAACAAACTCAGCGAGCTGCTGGAGTTGTTTAGCACCAACTTCCTGACGTTTGTATTCTTGAACGCCAGAAGTCTCCATGTTTTGGAAACTGGATGCAATAACTGCTAGTTTAGCTTGTAGCCCAGGATTAGGATCTGGGACTTGTACTGGCGCAAAGGATTGCCCTTGGGCTGCACCTTGGAACGCCACTTGTTGAATTTCTGGTAGTTTCATTACGGTGTTGTACCAAAGTGTTTATCGATGGCAAAGCCAAACTTAGCTCCAGAGATCAAGCCTTGGCCAATCTTAAGAGCTGAATTCAATCCGTGATTAAAGCCACTACCTTGGTAAGTAGTTTGTGCCATCTCAGGGATCGGTCCTTCTAAAATAGTTCCGTATGCTGCAACGTCAGCAGCGTATGCTTGACCAGCAATTTTACCCATGTTCCTAGCACCTTGCTTAAGAACACTTTGTTCAGTCAGAGCCAAACGTGCCTCACTGTTGCCGAACTGGGCTTCAGTTGCAAGAGCAATAGCTCGATCTGCACTTCGTCCGTAACTTTCTGTAGCAGCAGCGTAGCCTTGGGCTTGCATTAATTGTTTAATCAATGCTTGCCGTTGGTCACTAAATCCAAGAAATGTTTCTTGCATCCGTGCCTGTTCTGTTTGCCAGGACGCATTGGCTGCTTTAAAGTTTTCAACCATCTGTTCTTTAACGCGATCAACTTTACGTTGATGGGCGCGTTCCCGCATCTGGTTCATAATGCGAGTTTTAGCAATACTGAGAGTGTTGCTGTACTGAGTAGCAGCAGCTTTTGCAATTACCGCCTGTGACTCAGCACTAGCACCCAACGCTCCCATAGCACCACTTAAACCGGCACTAATCGCGGTACCCCAGAATTCCATTAAGATACCTCCTTTGTCATAGTAATACCATTTCTACTATATAAGTGTTAGTCAGAGTACTAGGAAATACTCTTAGGATTTTAAAGCCAAAAAATTGAGCCATTTTTATAGCTTGGGTATATTCAATACCAGTGTGGTTCCAAAGCAGCCTTGCTTTTTTGACCTTACGGAACCATCGTTTTAGATATTTGATACAGGCAACTGGATACTTCTCCATGGCTTTACACATGTGCATCCACAAGCAACCTGAATCCATACCAACGATGGCCACAGGCTCGCCGTCACTGGTAGAAAAGTAAAAAGCCTCACTGATGGAGATGTCCTCAGCAAGGCTTAGTACTGGATTTTCTTTATACCTAAGTAGATCTTGTAAACTATTATCTAGTAGATTATCCAGCACAGCTGGTACATCGTTGATAGTAGCTGGTCTTACTGTGATGTTAGGGGCGGAAGTAGGCATTAGGATCTACTGTAGAATCGGGTGTTGTAATTACCTTCCCACGACAAACTATTAAGACTGACAGGGAAAGCAGTATCACCTTTGATGGTGAGTTTGATATTAGTATTACGTTGGAAGATAGGAACAACGTGTTCTGCAGAAGCAGACAAGTTGACGTTACCTAGGTTATAGCTATAAGGCAGTGTGACGTTAATCACATTGTCCCAAGTATCTTTACCAGTGATGTCTACGTTATAGGTGACAGGACCGCTAAGACCTGTAGAAACTTTGATACGATGAATAATAAGATCTGCACTAGCATCAGTAACGTGTTGCCTGTTCTCGGTTTGACCAAAGTAGAACTTCGGCATCTCAAGCAACATGTCGTACAGGTAACCAAAGATTAGGTTACGTCCACGATAGTCACCGGTAATCTCAGCGTAGTGATCGCTGCCAGATGTACCCATAGTGACACTAGCACCAGTCAGAACAGCACCAATAGAATCAGCAGCAGAAACAGCAGTACCAATGTAACCTCCAAGAATAACAACACAAGGATCTTCCCCTGTGATGTGATTGTAAGGAAGAATGATTCTAGTCTTACCAGTACTGCTATCGTAAGTACGTTCCGGGTTGATGGTAAACATATCCATACACACGTCCGTCTTCTCACCAGTACTCAGGGTCAAGAAACCTTGTTCACTGGATTGAGTCAAGTCATAGGATTGGACGAACACGTTAGTACCATCATGGGTAACAGCGTAGAACGTTGTTTCATCAAAGAACTGCTCTAGCAGCTTACCAGTCAGTTGCCACTTGTACCAAGTAGCAGCTAGTTTCTCCTCACCGTTAGCGTAATATCTATATTGATACAAGGTGTCACTACCTTGCTGACCGAATGACAGCAGCGATAGAGCAGGTGATGCAATAAAGGTATCTACGTTTGAAGGAATGAGTTCAGAAACGTTGTCAGTGAGCGCACCAGGGGCTGCAGGGGCTTCTTTTCGGATGTTTGATAGTTCGTACACCCTGGTCCACAGAAGCGTCTTAGAGACGAAACTGAGCGTAGTACCGAGAGATACGGAAGCAATGTTTTTATCACACTCAAAGTTAGAAAGAGTGTTGACCTTAGCAGTAGTAGGACTGAGGATGTCAGCGTCAGTAGAAAGCAAGAACTGCTCGTTCTGACCAAACAACACCAGACCCACACTAACCGTCTGCACATAAGCCAGGTTGACTGGCTGCTGTGAGGTAGCACTCAAGTCAATCGGATCATCAGCTGCAACAAACTGTGCTGAACCACCAAAGAAGTTAAAGTAGTCACCAGCTTTGCTAAGGATGACGTTTTCGTTAGACAGGAAGCCTAGACGGTTACGGTAGAAGAACAGGTTGTTGATCTTCTGACCAATGAAACTCGGTTCTGGATTAGTGGTGTCATCACCGACTAAACGATCAGTCCAAGTAACAGGTTCATATTTAAAGGAACCGTCCGTTTGACGAACGATTTGATGAGGCATTGTTAGCTCATCAATTTCAAACTTCAAACCAGGGGCAACAGTTTCAATCCACACACCAGGACCAACAGAGGCACTGTCTTGGGTTTCAAACTTGACCCACATATCGTCAGCATCAACAATGTCACTGTTGTACACCTTTAGAGTGTAACCATTAGCACATTGGTTAGGCAAACGACCCACCACGTTGATCTCGTTTTGGAAAACGTACAAACCTTCTTCAGTGGAAGAACCAGTGGTGGTAATAGTGAAAGCACTTGTACCAGTAATGTGGATTCCAGGACCAACAGCTACAGCGGTGATACCAGAGATAGCGTTTATACTAGACTGAAGACTAGCTACAATCGTACTAGAGTCCTCTACTCGCACACTGGTGTCAGTTGCAGTAGTGTAGGTGTAATCAGTTCCGTTGATTTTGACAGTGTACTTAGCGTTGTATGCAACGACACCAATCACCACAAAAGCCTGGTTCGGCAGGGCAGCTGCGGTGGTGGTTTTCATAGCAGTCGTCTTAGCTTTGTTCAAGACGAAGGTATAGTCGTTGATGGTCAGTAGTTCGATATCATCAGCTGTAGCACCGTTGAGGTACTCAGTAGATGGGATGGAAGAGATAGCACAAGCAGTCACTTCCGAATCATATGCAGTTTCAGCTGTAGACTCTGCAGACTGTGCGTTATCGTAGTCAGTCTGTGCGGTAGTCAGGTTGCTGGTAGCTGTGGTCAGTTGACCAGAGGTGTTAGTAGCAGCAGCGGTAAACCTAATCTCATAGATCTTCAGACCTTGTTGTTTGAGAATAGGGTACTCATCTGTACGTTCATCACCTAACACATAACCACTAGCAAAAGTGGTGTTACTGTACTGACCAATGACAGTTCCATTATTAGTAACGATGTACTTAGAACCATCATAGACGACACCAGACTTTACTGTTTGGTTGTAGTTGTCGTTGTAGGTAGTAGTTACTTCAAACAGGGAGCTTTCAACACCCGTCTGACCATCAGCAGTTTCAGCAAAGGTAGCACCGAACTGGTTTAAGTCTTCTAACTCAGCTGCTGTGGTGTCAATAGCACTACGGTAAGCAGCCAGATCAGTCTGCAGATTAGTGTAGTTACATCCACTAGGCACACCCTTTGTACCAGGCGTCCCCATTTCTACCTTACGTGGTTGACCGTCAATCAGTCCCCAAATACGGAAGATATTGTTATCATATTGTGCAACATATTTTTCGCCCGAATCCCGCAGGATTGAAAACCACTTGCCGGAAGTAGAAGCATCTTTGAGTTGAGCTACAAACTTACCGCCAGGACGCTTCAGCATTCCCAAAGCGTAGTCAGGAAAGACGTTCTGAGCGTCCACCACCTGACCAGGAAATTTCAAGTTGTCGGGTTGTTGCGAAATGCCAAGCAGAAGGGTTGGAATCCTTTGGGTCAGTGTACTCATCTCATCAGCGCATGGAACGGTTGATAGTTGTTATAATAATTCTCACCATCACGCCAACCAAAGATGCTGTAATCTGCTTGATTACAATCATACTCCAGTGCAGCAGCACGGGTTTGAATCTCCTGTTCCTGTAGGAGTTGGAACAGAGTGGTATCACCCACCATTTTATTAGCTGCAAGCCGTGCAGCCCTGGCGGTGATGTACAGTTGGATAGCAGGAGGAACGTCCTCAAACTCAAACAACCAAGTTACATCGGCTTCAATTTTATCTTCCCACTCATAGGTGTGCTTCAGTCTATCGTAGAACTTACCATCCCGACGCACTGGATCGAAATCATCACGGTGCTTGAACTTGGTAGTATCTAACTGAAGAACGTTAGTAGGATATGCAATATGTTTGGTCGTTGAATCCGGGGTGAATTCGTAGCCACGCTCAACGTTATAGTTCCAACCTTCAGCTTGAACTTGTTTGTTAACTTCACGCAGGGTGGTAAGAACGATAGCTACTTCAGGATTTTGTAGGTCGAGTGTGGTGACAGGAGCCTGTCCCACAGAGCTTAGTATTTGGTTAACAGCATCCAGTTCTGTGGACGCAGCATATGTGGCAGGCATAGTTCAAAATAAAAAAAAGGAGCCCCCGAAGAGGCTCCCGTTGAACAAATATTTAATTGGATCAGAAAGCGGCAGGCTTGGTAGCGGTGCCAGCAAACAGTTCCACGCAAGCAGCGGGGTTCAGGTAGTCAGCGCCCATGGCGAGACGACCCAGGATAACGTCGCCCTGGTAAACCACGGACACGTCACCGCTGGTGACTTGAACCTGAGGACCGATAGCCTCAACACAGCCTGCACCTTCACGCTGGAAGATCAGACCGCAGCTGTTAGCGAATTCGGTTTCTTCACCGTACTCGTTGTTGATACCGGTAACATCGTTAGCAGCATCCTCAACAGCCTCAGACACGAACGAACCGGTGTTACCAGGATCGGTGATACCGGGGTTAGTGGCAGAGCCAGTACCATACTTGGTACCGTACTGAGAGAAGAACGGGATGTTCATGCTCTTAAAGATTTTGATTCCGGCAATCTCAACGATGCCGTTACCACGCTGGCGAGCAGTACCTTGCTCGTCGCGGTTGATCAGACCATTCTCACCAACCTGTTGGATCAGTGCATAGTACTGACGGGGGTTCAGAACGC